AAATGATTTATAGAAAAATAACTACGGAATGCGGTAAAACGCAACCGATATATTTGTGATATTTTAACTTAACAAGTACTTCAGCTGGACACGCCATGAAGGCTTGGGAAGAGAATTCTTCGATATAAACGTCAAGATTTCACATTTAGAAAAGGTGAAACCAGTAACGCTAATTCTCTGAAATTTGGATCGTGCGGATGACACACTGATCTTTGGTAGATTCTTGTCGATGGAAACAAGACTAGCGGAATAATAACTGTGTCCTTCGGCTTCAACAAAAGCCACACCGGACACGGAAAATCCGCTAGATAGAACTCCCCGCTCGATCTCATCATTGAACTGCTGAAGTTGACTCATATTGACTTAATGTTTAACATTTTTAACATAGATTATAAACTACAACTATTTCCCGCCCAGTACTACTTTGGTGGTGTAACTGTGGATATGGGTACGAGCATCGATATATTTCCGAACACATATGTTGTTAACAAAATTCCCAACAATACCAATCGGTCTCCTGATTTAGGCAAACGGTAAAACAGCAATAGCAAAACCGCTTGCAACGAATATTGCAATATCGAAGACTCAGGAATAAATATGACCCATGTCGCTATGATAACAACACACATCATTCTCTTAGTTTTTGGTAATGAGAATACTGTAGGTAAAAATATAAGCAATCCCACCATCTTTGTAATGTTGGTACCCAACCAATCTCCGAGAGCCTTAGTAGAAGCGTTCGCTTTCATCTTAGCGACAACTTGACCCAACGGACCATTGACAGTATCAGATATATGCGTAAAACATATCACAGTGGTAATACCAATGATCATAAGAACGTTAGGGTCGTTGAGCGATTTCGATATAACGCCCAAGGCATCGGTGACAAAGTCGGATGCTTTGATCGGATTGCTTCTATTTTTATTTTTAAAATTCCGATATTTTGGTATGGCGGTAATCACGGGTGGAGCCGATAGGTTACGGGTAATAACCCGTGTCCTAGATCTCGGCATCCGCTCGGAGGATCTAATTTGATTTCTCGAAGGACGGTTAGACATTATCTTATTTTAACATTTTTCAATTAGATTAAAAACCCAAGAAGAATTATAAGTAAAGCTATGGCACTACTCAGAACTACTTTCCCACAAGCAAAAAAGGTGACAAAACCGACAAAAACGCTCTCAAAAACTTTAATATTGAGCTCATCACACAATTCTATTAAGGCACTAATTAGTACTAATAAAATTCCCCAAACGACCTCGAACAACGTGGTAAATATAAACTCAATTATAAAAGATAACTCGTGCCATAAAAAATGAAAAACGGATCTAAAGGCGACGACAATTGGGTTAGAGTAATGCACGTTAAAATGAATACGCACTGTGTCCCACTGTTTTTTGGGACAGCCACGATCGATCCAATAATTAGGGTTATGTTCGTCAACACAATAACACCGCTCGTTCTGATAATGACCTATCGGTCTCAAACAGGAGTCCTCAACCCACTTGATTGTTCTGGGTATACACAACTGTTTATAGCATTCATTCACATAGATCGGAAGTGAATGTACAAGTTCCAGTAGTGTATCGAACGGTGATTGGTGACAGAACTGTTCATATTGAGCAGCTGATATAACGTCATACACCAATTCTTCGCTACGTACATAGAATCGTATGGCCGATGGTAAAACCTGTTTTGAACTAGGCATGTACTCCAAACAACGTGCAGGTAGTAAATAATATTTATTCTTTCGAATACCAATAAACGTATTTCGTAAGTAATTTAAAGTGTCGTCTCGTAAAGAATAAACAAAAGAGTCGATCATAGTGGTGACATGGATAAAATTAAAAGCATAAACTTTAAATGATTTTGAAAATAATTTTGATTGCAGACTAGAACCGTAGCAAATACCCCATTCTTGACCATACCATTTTGTCTCCAGGTTTTCCCAAACAGGATTACCGCATCGGGGTGAAAGGACGCAGTCCGCGGGAGCAAAACGATTAGTTTCAAGCGGATACAGGCATGAAGGTTCATAAGTCTTATCCTGATACTCACCGTGATAACTAAGGTTAAAATGGTGATCGTATAAAAATTTTTTCACTTCAGGTTTGTAACGTTCGGAAATATGGTATGACATTGGTCGGGGTTGGCATGACACACAATAGTAATTACAAATAACACAGATAACGATAGTAGTATAGTAAATATGCATAATGAAAACCATCGACAAAACCAAAAATCAAAGTAATCACAACAAGTCGACGGGCCGATCAACATATAGCCCGATCGTGTCGGACCTGTGTTGATCATTTGAAAACTGGTTGTAAGTGTTGGCGGTACGGAAACAAGCCTGAGCAGAAGGGTTCAACACGGCATATGAGCCGTTGTTTTCACGAAATATTGTTGTGTTTATAACTTGAGGAATACAGTCGGTAAAAAACCCGGATGTATCAAAAACATATACAAGACTGAGATTATTGACAGTTAAAAAGACACGAGCGCGGTATATTTGTTCACGTATATTATGTCGAGTAAAATGTGACGACGTTCCACTACCAATACAGTAGGTGAACAGACTCAAAACACTCAAGAATACGATGATCTTCATTTTACACTTTACACTTAGATTAAAAATGACTAAAACTAGCTGATTGGTCCAATACGGCGCCTTCAGGTATATAATAAATTCGGTTTATGTTATCACTAAAGGTAACATTATACAATTCTTGTAGATGCAAACTTAAATCAAATGGAATGTGATATCTTTCTTTGAGAGCTTTTGCGACGACTCGACATACATCTGGATCTTTAAATTGTCGATTATTATCGTGTAATGACACACGATATTCTTCGAGGTGCATGGTGTTTTTCAGGTCGTGTCTGCCCAACTTGACAGCGACCTTCACGGGGTCAGGCACAAAAACCCACCGGTCGTTAACTATAACCAGGAATTTCGAACAGAAGTATGACATCTCAAAACGAAAAACTTTGCACTCCAAATTGTAAATCAGTGCAAGTCTCTGCGTGTCGAGTTTCTGTATCAAATTATTCCCATAAATCAAAGAGTCATCGCCGGAAAACAGAGCCAAGGCACATTTTGATATCGGTAACTCTGTAGCGAGCACAGCCATAAGAAACATAGTGTTTCCTAAGAAAGTAGAGGCATCACCTGATTTCCGCTGGTAATTAATAACAGCCTTAAACCCAGTTCCTCGGCATTTGACAGTTGAGACGATATGCGCCTTTAACCACAATCGGATGTGATACTCACTAACACCAAAAGCGCGCATGAGTAAAATTTCCAATTCAAGCGATATTTCACGCTGTGACTTGTCATACTTGGATATATCTATTTCCAATTTCTCAAGAAATCGCATCGCCGTTGAGTACGGAATATCACGGTTAAGCATTTCAGCGAAATCGTCAGGAGAGACATCGCAGAACAACTTCACATGCCTACGAAGACAGGCCAATAAACGCAATTTCATCTGTTTAAAAATTATACAGAATATAGCGTTGACTGTCTTTGGATGATAGACAATAGTTTGCAAGGCAGTGTAAGTCTTGTCTGCATGTATTGTCAAATTCGGTTTCGGTTGTCTCTTAATAGAAAACTCATAAGTATCCAGACCGGTATCATGAAGAGCGGATTCAGGATTAATTTGTTCAACGACACAAGTATCCTGTTTACTTAACCACTCGTCTATTTCCACTTCAGATACTCTTATTTTCTGAGCGGTATATTTTTTAAACAGTTTTTCATCGAGTAATTCTCGCACAAAATTCCTAGCCATACCAGCGGCTTGCTCAGTATAGGAAACGATGCCAGTCAATTGAGGGACACACGCGTTTCGTTTATAATACGCGAGTAAAGTCTCTCTACTGGTATATTCCCGCAACCGAGGTACGGGTGTGTTCAAAATTGGTCGCAATGTGTCGTACATACTCTGAGTGTATATTGGATACTTCCTATACACACATTCTCCGGGGGCTAGTTTGAAATCATAGTTATGAACCATCCATGCATCCAACTCGGAATCGCTCATATACGTACCCGGCATGCATCTACGAACGATCTCCTGAATAAGACCGTGATCACATTGAGGAGTATCTTCTCTTTTTCCCTCAATAATGAAACGTCTACCTATTTTCGATGATGTGATGAAATTAATGTAGGCAGATTTAAGTCGTTCATCAACAAGAAACCCTATACGAATATTACCTGGCAGTAAACACACGGCCTTCTCCAGGTTACGCATTTGTTTTTGGGTTAAGATTCTATCTTTAACTGGTACATGGTGGAGAATTAACGCTTTTCCATTATGATAAACATTATCAATCTCGGAAGGTACTCCTGATGAGTCGTACGAGATTATGATATTATATTTAACATCTGGAGTATACCGTACTTTAGTATTCACTTCCTGATTGATCGTGTGTTCAATAGCGGCATTGGGTATTCCACAAATTCCGTTCTTGTTCATCAGATGGAAAACGTTTGGATGTATCTGGTTTATCGAGCAACCAGTATGGAGGCGAATACTATATCCATGATAGTGTTTCCGGAAAACATTTGACAGCAGCTGCTCATCAAGAAACATAAGTATATCGCCGTTGGCAGACAAATCTCCGAATGTGTGACATCTGAGTTCTTTTAACGACTCTCTAATGTCAATTAATGAAGGTTTATCTCCAGAAAAAACCTCGAAAACCTTTCGACCCCCCACGTGACGCTCGGTTATACGATCTTTACGGTAACTCCCGTAACCATAATCTTTTGAGTAATAACCGCGACGCGGTACGAAGATGATAATGTTACGCGGTGATGAGAATAAACGAACGTTACTAATATCGAGGGTAGCAATGGCTTTATTACAGCGATTAAGGATTACATGTTCATCCATAATACCTCCCTTCATAAATACCTGTGAGATCTGATTATCATCCACAGCCAACGCCTCATTAATCCACCTTGATAACGTATCACTACTACAAGCGGTGTAATATGTAGTCTTCGTATTCGCCCGTGATATAGCAACCCGCGGGTATTCAGGTTTGTTATAGATCGCGTCCTGTTCCCTAGGTGATGTTCGGACGATTATAATATGGGGGTTCTCTTTTCCCTGATACTCATGTACAGTTGAAACATGTGCATTTATATGTCTAGATAGTTCTTCTTTTTCTGATTGTGTGAATGTTAAATACACGGCCTTCTCTACAATCGGGACTTCCTTGACGGTAGTAATACTCCTAATCTCTAGTGAACGTAACACGGGACGTGCTGTAATTAGATCTTTATAATCCTTACGTAGGAGGAAAGTCACGTCCTGAGGACATCGGAAAGTCGTATTCAAAGTTCGCGTTACCTTGAAAAACCGCATAAGATCAGTATATTTACATATAAAAGTCTTATTACGATTTACAAATGGAATCTGATGACGGTCGCCGAGTAAATTCACAATTTTTGCTTTCGATAAAATAATGATAGCAATTATAAGTCCGGGATGATGCATAAGAGACTCGTCAATATAGAGCGTGTCAGACGTGACATCTGGTCGTAGAAGGTAGCTTGCGGCAGTACGGTAAAATCTTCTTGTCGATCCATCCAAGGTAAAACCGTGCATTTTTTCACTTCTCCTACGAAAATCATCCTTTCCCTCCACGGTGGACAAGATTACAAGACTTGGATTATCAGTGTTAGCTGGTGAATGTTCTCTCAAGATCAAGGTGGTCTTTCCACTACCAGGGGCAGCTTGTATAAAACCGACGGGTGGCAACTGTTTGTCCGTATCGATAGAGTTGATGGCATCTACGAACATAGGTTCCAACATGTGTTTACAATAGTCAGATACAATAGCTAGTTCATAACCGTGAATAGCTTCATAAGGTACGAAAGCATAACCAGAGGCATTTTTTACAAAACAGACTCTATATTTTTCCACAGCTATCCTAGGTTTAACCACGAAATTGCCGTATCTCAAAATCCCGTAGTTGCCGTATTCTCCTTGCACGATTTCCGTGACACGCAACATGGAGCAAACTTTACCGTATAAACGGACATGATTACTCATTTCACACTCATGCACGGATATGAGGTAATCGCGATATTCACGGACAGCATCCTTAGTCATAACCGTGTTATCGTCCGAATTAACAATTCGTATTTTTATATCGTCGAAACTCTTAAGGATTTTCTTCAAATTATCCGTGATTATCTCATTTTGAGCGAGAGTAACAATGGAAATATGATTAAACTCCATTAATGACCTCAAATTGAGCATACACCTTTCAAATGCTTTCTCATCAATGACACCGTCGCTGTCCTGACATACTAAGGCGACATGGAATCTTTCCCTTTCCACAACATGATTTTCACCCATGTGTACGTCAATGCCATCGATATCGATATTATGTGTCGATATGAACTCTTCTTGTTTCTTATCAAGAGAACTGAACGAGATATTCATGATAATCGCCTCTATGTCCTTTTCATCCCTAGCAAGCGTCTCAACCAAAACTTTTTCTTCAATATCATCTTTCTTTATTATTTCTGAAGATTTCGTTTCGATGGCCTCGATGACATCGTCAGCTATAAGGGCACTCTCAACCGGTGGTAATGCTGTCTCACTAGGGGCGAACGGTAAAACACGCTTAGTCAATTTAGTATCGATTGTATGTAATATTGGCACTCCATCTTGTATACCGTTCATGAGTAATTTACCCATAATCCGTCTAGTGAAACTAACATGTAAATCATTTCTATACGGTGTAACCACTTCACGAGCCTCATCAGAGACGCGCACAATAGTTTCATCCACAGAATTAATAATTGCATTCTCAGTCGCGTAGTACACTTTCTTCATGTTAGTAAAAGCTCGTCGTACGTGCGAACAATTATCACCACATGGTGATGTGGTATTTCGAGCAGTTGTTTTTCGCGGTATCGACTTAAAACACTCTTCGAGACGCGAACGCAGCACGCATAAATCCGCCGCCTTCGCGGTCTGCATCTGCTCGAGTATAGTGAAATATTCGCGTAATGTATCGTCTTTTCTATGAAAGAAACAGGCAATATTTTTACCAATATAACCACCACGCAACGTTCTCGAAAGCAGTTTGCGATAGCGAGCGGCTCTATTTTCTCCATAATCATAATCGGTCTCACGCTTACCGGACAACGCTAAGGCCCTAACTCTATACATATTATCGATTTGTTTCTTTGTCATATCAACAGCGAAAGCGGTCCAGCCGGTGAGTATGGATTCATCCGCTTCAACATCATAGATTCCCGTATCGGTCCACTCACCTGTGAACCCCTCACAAAGGAAGTAAAATTCCCCGCTCGTGGGCCTTGATGTATCTAGGCGCACGCATCGAACAGTGTGGAAAGAGTTCACTAGGCGATTAAATACGGCCGTAGAGTATCGTGACGTAGGGCGTATTCCTTTAAGGATAAAATTAGCACCAGGCCTCATAGTAAAAAAAGCCAACATAATCTCATGACAAGTCAATTGAAACATGGCGGCAGCGTCGAAAGGCCCCTCTTCACCACAGTTCATGCCATCAGCGACAGCAAGGGAGATACCAGCGTCGCTGTTCTCATTAATAATAGTAATAATACCATTAAGAATGTTATGATCTAATATATCGCCGCTGTCGGTACCGTCCTCATCCATAATGGCTCTAACAATATTAAGACGAGGATCTCGTATAGCGTGATTGTAATCAATAAGTTTAGTGTGTGTCACTCCAAAGCAAGTTCGTATACTGTACTCCAATAAGACCTGAGTCCAAGACCCTGGTCCAGCACAAATGTCTAAGACATTGCCACCCGTGGACGGTTGAAATTCCGGGTATCGCAAAAAAATCTCTTTCAGTTTCAAAGCACTACGACAAACGTAGCCGCAAGAACCAAGAGATTCGAGGTCGTAAATAGCACTTCTCGCTGTACGCCACTTTGTACGTGATATGTCATTTCCGAAACACCTATTTTCGATATCTTCGAGGTTATTATCAATTGGCATATTTAGTAGTGGTTCCACGATCATCCCACCTCTTTCACTACTGCAATCGTGAGTAAAGGTGAGTATTGGATCTAATTCACTCCTTTCAATCATAGCTTCCCAATGATTTCCTCCATTATGTCTTACGCAGTACAGTTTATCGCTAGTGTCACCGAAACGCACGATAAAATCGTCAACGTTGTGCACACACAATTGCACCCCGTATTCATGCGCAAATAAACACAATGTGTCAAGCGTAGCCCAATTAACCGGTGCCACGCCATCCGTAAGACTATCCATAACTTGTTCCCTCTGTACGAATTTCGGTAAATATTTTGACGTTGATAAGCGCTTTCGAATGGTGGTCGGATCATCGGTAGTCGCTCCATTGATACGAACGGCATGAAATCCGCAATTACCGTCACCGATTGTGTCAACTGCCACCACATCACGATCACAGACGTGCACCGACTCTATCTGTTCAATATTACTGTCGATAACGTCCTGGTTTTCCACTTCAACTGCCTCATCAATATCATTGCCTTTCCCGAATTGGTCCGTGAGAAATGCACGTAACTTTTCGGTAGGAAAGAGAGCTTCGTTCATAGATTTAATGTTGCTCATTGAAGTAAATGATCGCGGATTAGTAACAGTTGTAATCATATCAAGTTCCTCGTCGACGGTCATACAGTCTAATAGCTCGACCGTACACGAAGTGATGTCAAATTCTCGTTCCTCTTTGCTCATGATAAAATCACAAAAGGTGTTCTCATGCTGATCCCGGGTATTGGACAATAAATGCCCTGAGGTATCCGATGAAAGAATGTCATTAAATTTTTCAACTTGCATAGGGGAAACACGCGAGAAAAACCGTGACAACCAAGTACGATTGCTCCTAACACGAGTCTCGTCCCGTTGCAGTCGCACAAGCAATTGTGTTTTTTCATAGTTATTAATATACAAAAGATGATATATTGTATAGACGAGCAATGATAGTACCACTGGACTTATTCTCTCGCGTACGCCGATAGTTTGCCCGTCAATAATTTCCTTGGAATTGAACGAAACCCCAGCATTCATAAGGTTTTTTGGTAAAAACCTAGTATCAGTCAATGTCAACCCGTACGAGTAAATATCTTCAAACAATCGAGTAGGAACCACGATCCTCACGGGGACCATATGATCCTTGCTGATAATGTTACGTCCCAGTAGCGTCAAATAGTCCCATGTATAGATAGCTAGTTTACCCTCATAAGATTTTGACGTTATACTACGAAACACGCGTGCTGCAGGGACAACTCTCGCAGTGACTTGCTGGATTTGATAAAACCGCACGCAACTCCTGTCACCTATACATGTCACATCGTAGTACCTATTCCCGTCTTCCCACTGTAACTGTAGTCTGAAACATTTTATCAGAGCAATGTACGTGTCAAAGCGGTGTGTGTAACCGTTCTGGTGATCACCTTTAAAGAAGAAATCGATATATAAGATTTTCTTCTTTACATATTTACGGAAGTAAACTTCCTGTTCATCAATATATCCACTTTGTTCAAGGAGTATTTTCTCGTGAAAAATCACAACCGCGACGGCGTACTCGGCGTTTGCTCGAGCCATAATAGTGGCCATATCATTAATCTGTATGTTGTACGCTGAATGTAAGAAGATGACAAATTTACTTTTAATGTCGCAGTACTGTGATTTTGTTTCACATATCACCCTGGGGTCTCGATTAAGGTGATCATTGAGGCAAGGGATAAGTCTCTCATCAGTCAAGTCGTTGTCGGCTAATAGTCTGTGGTATGTAGCATTACGCAGACTATCATTGGCATCACAGATTGGGCAACAACTGTGCACCAAACGACGGTTATTAACGACATGCTTCCAAGGGTTACCACCGACGTCTTTAACAAGACAGTCGAAACCCGTTGGGACCCTTTTATTATCACGATACTTAAATAAGTAATCGTAGATATACTTCTCGCTTAGGCGCCGATGTTCACGCGAATACGCGTGCGCCTCCCTATCTACAGATCGGGAAAAGTCGAGATAATAATATTGACCGAAGTCAGCTTGAAGTCTTTGTTGTTGTTCTCGAGTAACTACACAACGTACATAATGTAGTGGTAGACTCTTAGACTTAGCCAAATTTGCGCGTATCTCGTTGATTTTTTCGTCAACTAATAAGTTCTTAAGCGCATCGCTTTTGGCAAGAGCGTATTCATAGTGTTCTTCTAAATCATGATGATTTTTGAATTCCCGAGCGTAGCGCTCGAGAGTTTGTGCAGCCATTCAAAATGCCTGCGTAATATCGCGATCTAAGACCGCGATAGATTGAAACAAC